GTCCGATAATCGTTCCACCCCCCCCACCCATCTCTCGGGTCCCCCATATACATAAGTCCTGCCTCTGTTGAGACCTATACCTCTATGCGCTAGATACTTTGAATCTTTTTCTTGCCCTTTCTCTCTAGGGAATCTAATGTTAACAGAACCCATTTTTGAGGGAAAGTGATAGAGTGCCGGGCTGCATTTCTTGCTGTCCAGGCCCCCTGCGAGGTATAAGGTGTCTTGCATGGCACGCCCTAAAAAGAGCAGCCCGTCCTCCAGGGTCCCATCGGCCTCTCCGGTGGAGTCGCGTAAGGCGTCAAAGGCCCGTCTCCAGCGAGAGGGTCGGTGGCGTGATTTCCAGCGTACCCGCCAGGAACTCGAGGACGAGGGTATCGGTGCCTACAAGTCACATGTGATGGCGTTGGTGCAGTTTCCCCCGCGTTCCGCTGACCAGTTACGGGCAGACGGTATCACGGGGATCGTTCACGCCGACTCCGAAGAGGGTCAAGTCTCCCTTGAGTCCCCGGGAGGAATCATTCCTCCCACCTTCCTTCCGGGGAACCCTCCCTCCGTTGCCCCGTCCCCCAGGAACTCTCCTCTCTCCCCTGGGGGTACGGGGGCGGAGCCCCCGCGTTATAAGCCTGGGGACTTCGGCCCTGTGGGCAGTCTAACGGAGCAGATCAAGTGGATCCACGAGCACATGGGCTGTGACATGTCGGCCCTGTCCCCGGATGCCTGTCCGGGGGCTGGTGCCTGGGACTGGCTGGCGCAGTGTCAGGTAAACCCGGCCGTGAAGGCCGACTTTCGCACGAAGGTCTTGATACGGATTCTCCCCAGCAAGGCGGAGCAGGATCGTGCATCCCGGCGTCAGGACGACGGTCGCAAGACGTTCGACGTCATCAACAGGATCCGCAAGTTCCATGGCATCGGAAAGAAATGAGGCCGTCCGGGTCCCTGTGTCCTGGTTTGATATCATCCGGTACTGGAAGGTGTGTCCCGCGTGCTGGCGGAGCTTGGAGTTCCACTTCATCTCCGATCCCGATATGAGCCGGCCCCTGATCATCGGGGACTGCGAGCCCTGCGGGCAGGACTACCACATCGAGGTGGACATGACGGGCTGGATGGGCGGCAACTGGAGTGACGACGGGGGCCCCGATGACGCCGAGTAACAAGGACCAGGCCCCCTTTTACCACCTCGTCCCGAAGGAACTGTACAAGAACCTCCGTTACCGGGAACAGGTGGTCCAGACGGGCCTGGAGAGCCCGGCCCTGGCGGAGGACATCTGGATCATGTGTGCCCGGGACATCCTGTTCTGGGTCAACACCTTCGTCTTCGGGTACGATCCGCGCCTCGCGGGGGCCAAGGAGTACCCGACCACGCCGTTCATTACCTACGAGTTCCAGGACCCCCTGATCCTCGGGATGCAGCGTGCCCTGGGCCTCGAGGACATCGGGATCGAGAAGTCCCGGGACCTCGGGGCGTCGTGGATGATTCTGTTGACGTTCCTTCATGCCTGGCTGTTCCGGGAGAATCTGAGCTTCGCGTTAGTGTCCCGGAAGGAGGATTTGGTCGACAAGACCGATGACCCTGATTGCCTGATGTGGAAACTGGACTGGGTACTCCGCCACATGCCGGGGTTCCTGGTGCCCTCGTTCAGTCGGCAGAAACTGACGCTAGCGAACCTCGACAACGGGTGTACCTTCAACGGTGGATCCACGACCTCGGACGTCCTGCGTGGTGGTCGAAAGACGGCGGCCATGTTCGACGAGTTCGCGGCGGTAACGGAGGGCGAGGAGATCCTTCCCTCCAGCCAGCATACAACGAAGTCGAGGTTCGTGAACTCCACCCCCAAGGGCGCGGCCGGCGCGTATTACGACTTCATGCAGAATGTCCGCAACAAGTTCACGCTACACTGGAGTCAGCATCCCGAGAAGAACCGGGGCCTCTACACCTCGATGTCCGGGAAGGTCAAGATCCTCGACCCGAAGTTCCTGCACCTGGACATCGCTGACGCGATCGAGGCCAGCAATTCTCCGTGGTACGACTATAGCGAGAACTTCCAGTTCCGGGCCGACGCGCACCAGACGAGCCGCTGGGGGGTTCGCAGCCCCTGGTACGACCACGAATGCGAGCGTGCAACCTCGCGGGCCGAGATCGCCCAGGAACTCGACGTCGACTACCATGGCTCGGATTACCAGTTCTTCGACTCCCTGCTGTTGCAGAAACTAATCGAGACCGGCTGTGTCCCGCCCCTGTATCGGGGTGAACTGGTCCACGAGATCGTGGGTCGAGAGGTGGATGTCAGTCGTTTCGAGGCCCATCCCGAGGGCCGGCTGAAGATCTGGTCCATGCCGGTCCCCGAACATGTCTATGGCCTGGGCGTGGACGTCTCCGCCGGCACCGGGGCCAGCAACTCCTGCATCTCGATCGGGGACGTCCAGACCGGCGAGAAGGTGGCGGAGTTCGCCTGCCCGCATGAGACGGGCTACGATTTCGCGGCCCTGGCCGTGGGGCTCGCGACCTTCTACAACGGGGCCCACATGATCTGGGAAGCCCAGGGCCCGGGTCGCCCCTTCGGGCGGTATGTGACCGAACGCTTCGGATACCTGAATGTCTACTTCCGAAGGTCCGAGGATAAGCTGAGTCGGAAATCAAGTGACATTCCCGGTTGGTGGAGTACCTTGCAGGGCAAAGTGGTTTTGCTCACAGACTATGCAACGGCCTTGAAGCGCGAGGAATTTCGCAACCGCAGCGATGTCGCGCTCGAGGAGGCCAAGTGTTACATCCGGATGATCAAGAACGACTCGGTGGCCCATAGTCGCTCGCAGGCGACCAAGGACCCCAGCGGAGCCCGCAGCAACCACGGTGACCGAGTAATTGCGGACGCACTGTGCCGCAAGGCCATGGGGGAACTACCCGAGCCCGAGCCCCAGGAAGCCCCGGACCCCCCGGCTGGCTCCATCGCCCATCGCTGGGAGTTGCGTAAGCAGTTCATCGGCAAGGCGAAGGAGGCTCATTACTCGTGGTAGTTCCCCCAAGGGATAGGGATAAACGACAATGGCTGTAGACAAGACTGACAAGGGCCGCCTGGATGCCTCGGTGCGGCGGGTCTCCGCCAACAGTCCGAAAGAGGACTCTGGCAACATCAGCGAGAAGCGCGGGAAGTCCGGGCCCGAGGGGGTCAAGATCTCCCCCGAGCGTCTGAAGCGCCTCCACGATGCCCGGAAATCGGCGTGGAAGAAGATGGAGCCCTTCCGGCAGAACATGATCGAATCCACCAAGCAGTTGGTGGGCCGCAACTACTCCGAGGACGGGGCCGACATCGAGGTGCCCGTGAACATGGTGGACCTGCTGTACACGACCTACGTGGCACAGTTGGCTCCCCGGGTTCCGAGGGCCATGGTGACCACGGAGATCCCCGACCTCAAGGGGGTGGCCAATGACTTCGAGTTGGCCCTGAACCATCAGGTCGAGCAAATGGGGCTCGAGGGCACCCTCCGACAAGCGGCGGCCAACGCCCTCTTCGGGATTGGGGTCGTGAAGGTCGGGCTCGCCAGTTCCGAGGAGATCGAGATCGACGGTTCGATGCACGACCCCGGCCAGGCGTTCGTGGACGTCGTGGATCTGCATGATCTGGTCTTCGACATGGAGGCCCGACGTTGGGATCAGATCTCCTTCATCGGGGATCGGTACACCCTGCCCCTGGAGTTCCTGAAGGAGTCGGAGGAGTTCGACAAGTCGGTGACGAAGCGTCTGGGCCGCGATGACCCGGACTTGAGGGGTGGCGGAAATTCAGAGGGTGACGACAAGCACATAGGAGAAGTCAGCCGTGGCAAGCCCAAGGAAAAAGGTTCCCTATACGATGAAGTCGAAGTTTGGGACATATGGCTCCCATATGAGGGAGTTGTTGTCACGGTTGCGGGGCAGCAAGAAGACATCGCACCACTGCGAGTCGTGCAGTGGGAAGGTCCCACAGGCGGCCCCTACCACATGCTCCGGTTCCAAGAAGTTCCCGGTCAGGTCATGCCAATGCCACCTGTGGGGCATTTGATTGAACTCCACAAACTGATGAACAGCATCTGGCGCAAGTTGAACCGCCAGGCCCGGAGGCAGAAGACCTATTACACGTACCACGGCACCGCGAGCCGGGATGCCGCTGCCGCCCGGGACGCCAGTGACGGTGAACTCGTCAGGCTGGACAGTGCCCAGCCGCCGATGGAGGTCAGCCTACGGGGCCCGGACCCGACGTTAGTGAGTCTGGTCTCGATGGCTCGGGACCTCTTCAGTTACTTGGCCGGAAATTTAGACACAATCGGGGGCCTCGGGCCCTCGGCGGAGACGGCGACACAGGATCGTATGATCTCGCAGTCCGCGAGCAAGAAGATGAACGCAATGATCCACCAGATGGTCGCGTTCACCCAGAACATCATGCAGGACATTGGCCTGTATATCTGGACCGACCCGATCGTGGAGACCCGGCTATCCGACAGGGTCCCCGGCACGGACCTGGAGATCCCGGTCACCTGGAGCCCGGAGACCCGGGAAGGCACGTTCCCCGAATACGATATCTCCGTGGACCCCTATTCCATGGCCGATCGCACCCCGGGCAGCGAGTTGCAGAAGATCACCGTCTTCATGCAGCAGTACCTCCTGCCGGCGATGCCCTTCATGGCCCAGCAGGGGATGGGCGTGGACTGGGAGGCCCTGTTCCGGTTGATCGCGAAATACTCTGACATGCGGGACCTGGACACCATCATCCAACTACAAGGGGAGCCACCGGCCGCCGATGCCCCAGAGGCCGTGGGCACGGAGTCGGGCCCGGCGGTGACGCACCGAATCAATGAGAGAATCAACCGGCCCGGAGCGACCCAGGAAGGTAAGGGTGACGCAATGAGGCGGGCCCTGTCCGGCGAGAACATGCAGCCCGCAGAAGCTGATCAGTTAGTGAGGCCCGTGGGGTAAGGGCATGGATGACTGGAAACCCCTCCTCGAACTGGGCATCGTGGGTCTGATGTTTATCATGTTCATCCTGGAACGCAAGGAGCGTCAGGCCGCCGAGCACGAGAGGCAGGAGGCCACCGAACGCGCCAATAGCCTGGAGGCCCTGAACACCGAGGTGATCAAGGTCGTGAAAGAGAACACCCGCGCTATCACGGAGCTTTCCGAGGAGGTTCGACACCTCAATGGGCGCAGTGAAATACGGGAGACAAGACGATGAAACCAGCAATGAAGAGCAGGACCCTGGCGATTAGCATTATGACGATGGTGGCCGGTGTCTGCGGATACTTGTCTGGTGACGAATGGATCAAGACCAATCCGCAGGCCGTGTCAGTACTTACGGTGATGCTGGGGGCGGTCAATTTCGCCTTACGAGTCGTAACGGACAGAGCTATTGACGGGATCTTCAGATCCCCAGAGGATGATTGATGCCGGTGTATGACATTATTCGCCAGGACACGGGGGAGCCGATCTCCCGCCGTCTGGATTTAGAGGAGTATGCAGTCGCGAAGGTTCGGGCCCGAGAGGCCGGGAATCCCTGGTGTATGATGCTCGACATCGGTGGTCGGGAGGTCCTGTGTTCCACGGACTGGAGTCGCCGCCGGCAGCACGCTCGTCCCGGGAATTGGCCGCTGCGGTGTGACGCAGCCGGCGTATCCCCGGAGCAGATTCCCCACGCCATTTCGGAGGCCGCCAAGCAGGGGGTGCGTATCGATTTCACCTCGGATGGGCGGGCCATATTTGAATCTGCACGGCACCGTAAGGCATACTGCGAGGCGAGGGGTCTTTATGATCGCAACGGCGGTTATTCGGACCCCCAATACCATGGGAGGTTGAGTGAAGATGGCTGAAGAAGAAGTGAAGGCCGACGCGGCCCCGGACGTTGACGAGAAGTCCCCGTTTGACAGCGGAGGACCCGGAACCAATACCCTATTCAAGGATTCAGGCCCCATCCTGACCGACGACGAGGGTGCTGGTAGTGACGACGACTTCGTGGACCCACTTTCCGGGGACTACCCCGACGAACAAGATGCGGAGATCGCCAAGGCCCTGGGAGTCACGCTCCCCGGCTCTGACGAGGACCCGAAATCGGAGACTACAGAACAATCAAAGACGGAAGCCACCGGGGATGACAATGAGCCCTCGATGGACTATTCGCTTGAACAGAAGCAGTTGGCAAGATCCATGGGTTTTACCCGCGAGACCTTGGAGGGCATGACCCCCGAGGCCTTTGATCATGTTGCTACGCTTCTGAATTACGCCCTGCAACAGTCGCAGCCACAGGCAGCCGGTGACGCTCAATCCACCGATGATGGCCAACTGCAACAGCCTGCCGGGCAGCCGGAGTCTCCGGCCTTTGACATTGAGTCAAGGTTGGACGGCTACGATGACGAGACGGCCGACTTACTGAGGGACATGTACACCTCCCAGCAGGCAGAAGTGAATTCCCTGCGCGAGCAATATGGCCAGCAGTTTGAGGAGTCTCAAGAGGCGGTCCAGGAGGCCGCAGAGCAACAGTTTGATGCCCTGCTGTCAGACTTGGACCCGGCTTATGAAGCCATCCTCGGTAAGGGGCCCACAAAAGGTCTGGACCCCCTGTCCGACCCAGCCATCGTTCGGCAGGAACTCCTGCAGGAGATGCGGGCATACCAGATGGGCCGCGAGGCCGCTGGTCAGCCATACCTCCCGTTCGGAGAGTTGTTTAGTAAAGCGATCGGCAGCGTGCTGGTCGAAAAGAACCAAGAGATTGAGAGGCGCAAACTCGCCTCACAGGTCAAGGGGCGCAGTGGCCAGAAGGTTGGTCGACCCAATGCTAGGAAGAAGGTTGGAGTCGGCCCATCGGATGACAAGGCACTCCAGGCGGTGGAACTGTACTGTCGCGAGAATGGGATTCCCTTCGAGCAGCCGGCAGATGACGCCTACACCTATGAGGGATTTTGAGCATTCAGGAGAATAACTAATGGCAATGCAAGCAAGCGACATCGCTGACATCGCCGCAACCACCTACGACCATCTGCCGAAGCTTCGGTTCCAGCAGATCGCGCAGGAACTTCAGGATTATGAAGTACTGCCGAAGGTCTTCAAGCGGGCGCAATCGATCAGCGGTGAAAGCATCAAGAAGATCTTGATGACTAGCCACGGCAGTAATGCCAAGCACGTCGGTCTGTACAACACAGACATCACGGCGGTGGCTGACGTCACGAGTACAATTGACACGCCGTGGCGGCACGCAGTAACTTCCTGGGCCTTCGATTCTAGAGAAGTCAGTATGAACCAGGCAGGTCCATGGCAGATCGTCGAACTCATGAAGCTTCGGCGTGCGGATGCCCTGCTGTCTCAGGCCAAGCTCCTCGAGGAGGCGTTCTTCAAGTCGCCGTCCGCGAGCACCGATACCACGGAACCGCATGGCGTTCCTTACTGGATCGTTACCTCGGCGTCCAAGGGCTTCGAGGGTGGGACCCCGTCCGGCCACAGCAGTGTCGGCGGACTGAGCCACAGCAACTTCAAAAATTATACGGACACCTACTCCGCCTTCACGAAGAGCGATCTGATCGACTCCATGCGTGAGGCGTTCTTGAAGGTGGGCTGGAAGTCGCCCGTAACTGTCCGTGACTACCGTCGAGGCCTGGGCCAGCGGCACCGTTACTACACGGATGTCACGACCCGGCTGAACATGGAGATTTTGGGCGAGGATCAAAATTCCAACCTCGGTCGCGATCTCGCCAGCATGGACGGCAACATCGTCTTCCGTGGTATCCCGATCGTCTGGGTGCCCCGAATGGACACGGAGTTCTCGGACAATCGCATCTACATGATCGACTTCGATTACTTCATCTGTTACTTCCTCAAGGGTCGTTCGCTGCTGGAAAGCAAGCCGATGCCCAGTGCATCTTCGCACAACGTCATCGAGTCCTACATCGATACGACTTACAATTACCAGTGCTTCGATCGCCGCCGTCAGGCTGTGATCTACAAGGTCTAGGGGGCTGAACGATGAGCATTCGAGTTCGGCATAAAAGCGACACTGCCGGTCGCGGCCTTAGTGGTTTCTGGGCAGACTGTCCCATCGATAGCCTGCAGTCCAACAACAACCTGGGCTACTTCTTTCAGGACGACTTCCTCAATCTCAGCCAGCACATCAGCGACCAGGACACGCAGACGTATTCGAGTTACATCGATACCGGCGTGACCTTGAAGCAGTTGGCGACCGAGGTTGGTGGGGTCCTTCAGGTTGCCGGCAATGACGCCGACAACGATGAGGGGTCTTTGACCACTGGCGGCAATGCGGCCGGCATGGTCAAGATCGCCACCAGCAGCGGCTCGAGCACCAAGTTGTGGTTCGAGGCCCGCCTCAAGAACGTCACCAGCGTGGCCGACAACCGCCTGGCTTTCTTCATCGGCCTTGCCGAAGAGGGGCTAGCGGCTGCGGACACTCTGGTCGATGACACCGGGGCCGTGGCTGACAAGGACTACATCGGGTTTCGCGTCCTGCACGCTGATGGTGACGGCCTGGATGCCGTCTACAATACCAGCGGCGGCGGTGGTGAGACGGTCCACAAGGAGTCGGCTTCGACGCTCGTGGCTGACACCTATGTCAAGGTTGGTCTGTACTACGATGGGACTAAAGTCTACTTCTACGTGGATGGCAGTGTAGTTGACGCCGATGGTGTCGCCTACTCAGGCACCAATGTCCCGGACGGTGAAGAGCTTGCCCTCTTGTTGGCCACGAAGGTTGGAGCGGCCAGCGAGACCAAACTCAACCTCGACTGGTGGGCTTGCGCCCAATTGGTGTAGTAAATGGCGGAGAGCACACTCTCTCTGACGTATGACGAATTCAGGGTGTCTGTTGGGGATTACCTCGGATACGGACGGACTTCCGGTGACTGGTCAGGCAATGCCGGTGACCGCATTGATGAGTCCGTCCAATCCGGGTATCGGCAGTTTCTGTCGGCCCATGACTGGACGTTCCTGAAGCCCAATACGACTCTGACGACCGCTGACGGCACCGGGGACTATACGGCCCCCGACGACTTCGGCGGTCTTCAGGGCCCCATGACCTATGCCGCCAATATCGGATGGGCCCCAGTGACCCAGACGGGTGAGGCTGACATTCGTCGTCTTCGGATGGCGAATGCCAGCACCACATCCGTTAGTGGGAAGCCATATCTGGCTGCCGTACAAGTCCAAGCTGGAACGGGCACGGCGAGTCAGAAGTTCAAGTTCCTCTTGTACCCGGAGCCGGATGGTGCCTATGTGCTGACATATAGGTATTCGGCCCTCCAGAACAAGTTGACCTCGGCCGCGATCTTCCCTCTTGGTGGTGCCCTGTACAGTGAAGTCATTTTGCAATCGATGTTAGCGGTTGCGGAAACTCGTTATAACGATGAGATCCGTCACCACCGTCAGGTATATGCCGAGAAATTGGCGCAGGCGATCGTCCAGGACGGGCGGCTAAACCAGCCCGAGCACCTGGGTCGGATGATAGACAACAGCGATCTCGCTGACATCCAGCGAGCCCACAAGGAATCGACGTCCCTGACCGTAAATGGGACGACAATCTGGTAAAGGAGTAACAAATGCCCGGACACCAATTGCCCGGCATTCTCGAGGAAAAGATCAACCTGAAATCCACGGGCGGCTCTATTCTGCCATCGGCAGACGATACGGGTAGCTTCAAGTTCGGGGATGGTTCCACGGACATGGATGTCAAGATTTTCCTCGGAGCCACAACCGCGTATGCGGAATTTGACGTCGGCAACGGCCGGCTAAACGTCGAGGGGGCGGAGGTCCGCTTCGGAGACAGTGACAAGGTAGAGTTCGGTGACGCCGCAGACATCACGATGGCCTGGGACGGCACGGACTTCGACATCTTGCAAGCGACGGCAAACTCATCCATCAAGTGGGGCATCGACGGTGCCGGTATCGACCAGGTTTTCTACGGCGATACTGCGTCCGCGAACATGACCTGGGATCAGTCGGCAGACGAGTTGGTGTTCAATGGTGCAAGTTGCATCCGCCCGAAGTACGAGATCGTCAACAAGACGGCAGACTTCACGATCACCACTGCGGAGTTTGGCAAGATCATGACGAATCGCGGCGACGGTGATGCGATTGTCTGGACGTTGCCCGCAGCCAGTGGGAACAGCGGCGAGGTCTGCTACTTCTTTTCCTGTTCCGATAACGACATGACCGTGACCGGGACTGACGAAGAGATCTTGTGCTTCAACGACCTTACCGCAGACTCGATTGCGTTCTCGACCAGTTCCGAGAAGATCGGTGGCGGAATCATGGCAATTTGTGATGGCACTAGCTGGATCTGCGTGCCCCTGGCGACAGAGACCCAAACTGTGACGATTGCATCTGCGTGATCCCAATGAAGGCGACAAAGCTCGCGGCAAACGAGACACTTATTCGTTTGCTGCGGGCCGATTTGGCAGAAGTAACCAAGAAGGCCCGAGACCACGCGATCATGGCGGAGCAATACAAGGGCATCATTATGTATCTTGATTCCAGGCTGGAGCAATTGAGTGCCGAGTCAGAAGAAACCGCTGCGGCTGACGTTCCCAGCGGGGGGGAAGGATCGCCGTCTGGGGTTTCAGGATCAGCGTCCTTTCACAACGTACAACGCGAAGAATGTAAGATCTAAGGCCAGCATCGAGGGCCGTGAGCGCGGCGGTTCGAGGCCGGGCCTGATCAAGAAGTTCTACAGTCGTTTGGGGACCAGTAGTCGACCAATCCGCCTGCTGGGGGAGGTCGAGGTCCTCAAGACCGATGGCACCGATTACTGGGCCGATAACTTTCAGGGCGGCGGCATCGGGGGCGTATGGGTTCTTGCCGACTGGTCAGACCCAGATTCCGGGGCAACCATACCAACGGACACGACCCTCCTGTCCAATGCGGGGTCGCTGGTGGACTTCCACTATGTTCGGCTGGCCCTGCCAGCCTTCGACTCCTCGTCCGCGTATGATATTGAATTGTTTGTCGTGCCTTACCATGGTGTTTATGCCGGCGAACATATTATCTATGCTGGGCTACACGACAGCAGCCCGGACATCACGGCCCATGGCTACGAGGCCCGGCTACGTTTAGTCGGTACTGGCGGCAAGTGGGTGTTGACGGTTGTCGACGTCTCCAGTGGGACGAGGACGGTTACCTCGGCTTCTGGGACCCTTACCAATGCGGCCGCGACCCCGGGGATCTTTCGCGTAAACATCAGTAGCACGACGTTGAAGGCCTACTGGCAGGAGACGTTGATGGCCACGGTGACGATGACCTCCGCCGTTGGGGAGCGTTTTGGCTTCGGGCTCAATGGCACCGAGTCAGGCGGTGCGGCTCTGATCGACACGTTCCGCATCATGTATGACACCGGCCTGAAGAAGGAATGGCCTCGTCGCCTGATTTGCGCGGCCACGGATGACGGGGAGTTCTGGGTCGAAGGGACCATGGGGCAACTGAGTAAGAAGACCTTCAGCCCCGCGATGCCTCTGGGCTCTGGCTTTCGGACCCATTGCGCCCAGCGTGGGCAGAAGCTGTACATCGCTGACCACGGGACGCCTCGGGCCAGCGGGTCTGACGGCGTGATCTCCGGGACCAGCCTGGACAGTGCGACCTTCGCTGACTGGACGGCCCTGGGCATCTCGGCCGACACGGATGTGGTGGAGATTTCCGGCTCCGTTTCGGGCGTCACGGACGGGACGTATACGATTGGCACCCTGGCGGCGGGGGGCATTTCCCTGGGCACTAGTGCCGGCTCCGGCTCGGGGGTGACGTTCCGCATCATGCGGGGCGTGAAGGTCTACGACCCCAAGGCCGATACGATGACGTTGCTGACGACTCCCTCCGGCAAGGGGCATGTGCCCGTAGGCAACAAGGCGATCGCGGTCTATCGGGACCGCCTCATCCTGGCCGGCTCCGACGCCTCGCCGCATATCTGGTACATGTCACGGCAAGGGGACTTCAACGACTGGGACTATACGCCGGCCGCCAACGACGTTGGGCGAGCGGTTGCGGGCACGAATGCCGAGGCCGGTCTGGTCGGGGAGCGCATTACCGCGTTGGCCCCGTTTCACGATGACTTCATGCTCATCGGGTGCGAGAACAGCCTCTGGCTACTCCGTGGGGACCCGGCATACCTGGGTTCCCTGGACAATATCTCCCGCATCATCGGGATCGTGGACCAGGGGGCCTGGTGCCGCACGGCGACGGGTGAAATTATCTTCCTGTCCCGGGACGGTTTGTTTGCCCTCCCCCCCTCGGGCCAGGGGGTTCCGGTCTCCGTTAGCCGGGAACGGTTGCCCGACGAATTGCGGGATCTGGATTACCGGCTCTATGATATCAGCTTGATCTACGACCTCCGGGACCGGGGGATCCATATATACGCGACCCCCGTGGACACGCGGCCGGGGATTTACTTCTTCTTCGACTGGGATACCAAGGGCTTCTGGCCCCTGACGCTGGAGAGCGACCACGACCCCACGAGCGCGGTATATTATCGCGGCTCGTACTCCGAGGACTCGAGGACGGTCCTGGGCTGCCGGGACGGGTACATCCGGTCCTACAACCGTCATGCCGCCAGCGATGACGGGGTCCACGTAGACAGTCACGTAGTCATTGGCCCCCTGCTACCGGGGGGTGACGACTTCTCTGAAGGGATTCTTCAGGAACTGGTCGGGAAACTTGATCTCGAGTCCGGGCCAGTCTCCTGGATCATCCAGGTCGGAGAGACCGCGCAGGCGGCCGTCAGTACCTCCACGGAGTTCGAGTCTGGCAGTTGGGAGCACGGACGAAGCCCGGCCGAACACCCCAGGGCCCGGGGGTCCTGGCTGGCCATCCGCCTCGAGGAGGAGCGTGAAGCCAGCCTATTGAAGGAAGGAGCCGAGGGCGGCGAAATCCTGATGGAGGACGGGTCCGCCATCCTGAAGGAGGGGGGCGACCGCAACTGGGCGATGGAGGGCATCAACATCGTCTTCAGTGACGCTGGCCGGGCCAGAAAGCTATGAGCAATGTCCTCGAACCTGATGTCAACGTCATCCCGGGCGACTGGATTAAACTCAACCGGGCCCTGCGGTCCACGAAGCTTATGGGCCGTGAATTGGTGTCTCGGTTACTTGGGGCCTCCTCGCTCACTGGGACCGGACCCATTCAGGCCAGCTACCGAGAGATTGTGGGGCAGCCTTTTCCCACCTCTATCGCGTGGTACACTTCCAGCAGCAAGACCAAGAAAGTCGTGGAGACTATTGTGACCCGAGATAACAGCCAACGCCCGACAACGGTGGTGGTGAAGACATACCGGCCAGATGGGACATCCGTGGACCAGACGGTGACGGACGCGATCGTGTATGACGGAAGCTTCGAGATCAATAGGACGAGGACCATATCATGAGCGACCTGAATCCGGCGACCGTGTTGTTCGATACCCTGGGTCAGAGAGTCCATGTCATGACAGATGACCTGGCCGAACAGATCCTGGCAGAACTGAAAATCATGAACGTACACCTCGCTTCCCTGAGTGGCGAGGAGGTTACAAGCGAGGACGTACTACAATGAGAATTGACGGAGAAGTCTACAAGGCGGACGTGGACAGCAGTAACAGACTGCTGACTTCCTCTGCTGTACTTTCTCGAGCGGCCCAAAACGCCCGGGACAAGGGGGAACTGTATTCGTGGACGACTGCAACCTACAACTACGATGCGGCGGACACGATTCTGCTGGTGCGGAATGACAGTGCCACCAAGTCCCTCTACATCGAGAGCGTCGTCTTTTCAGGCGACACCGCCTCGGAATGGAAGGTCCATGTCTCCACGACCGCGATCACGGCGGCCGGGACGGCGGTGACGGGCGTGAACCTGAACCTGACCAGCAACAATTCGGCGGACGCGACGGCCAAGGCCGACGAGACCGGCAACTCGATTGGCAGCGTGATCCATGGGGCCTTCGTTCTGGCATCCACTGTATCTCGCCAGGACTATGGTGGTGCCCTGGTCCTGCCCCAGAATGGCTGGGTCGGCGTGGACGCGGTCACAAACGGTGCAGCGGCAGTGGCGTCCATTGTCGGCTGGTTTGAATAAGGAGTGTGACTGATGGCTGACAAGACAAGATTCGTGTACGCCGGCTACTCACTGTCGGCCCCAGGAGCGTCGACGGACATCTTCACCAAGAAGGCCCCGGGAGCGGCGGCCCGTGCATGGCGGATCACGATCGCCCTGACGGTCTCGAGCGTCCTGAACATGACGGCCACGGACGGTTCGACGGCCCATGCCTGGGGGCTCAATGCCTCCCTGCCCCTGGAGGCTGCGGACCTGTATGTCTTCGAGGTCCCGGTGAAGGGGACCATGGACGACTCCAGCAATGCTAGCGTGACGTACTCACTGCAGGTCGAGACAGACGGGGTCATCGAGGTCCTGCTGATCGAAGAAATCATCAACTATTGAGGGAACCATGAGTCTACCACCACAAGGCAGCAGCGGGAGTCGGATCCAACCGTTTACCGCGATCGCGGAGGCGGGTGCGACCGAACTGATTGACAAGGACGATGCCGAGGTCGCGCAGAATGAATTCGGCAAGAGTGTAGCTGTATCGCTCGGGGGCACCTACTCGGGCGAGATCCTGTCTTGGATCGTCGTGCAGACCGAGTTGGGTTCCGGCGCGATCTTGTCGGACCTGGCGGGCGAACTGTGGGTCTTCGACGCTGATCCCGGCATCAGTGCTGGAGACGCCGACATCACAGCAGCAGAGGCGCAGACGCTGATCGGCGTGATCGCTGTAAGCAATAGCAACTTGATTGCCGAGGGGGTCGCTGGGGTCGTGTTCATCCCAGACAAGCCGATGCCATTTCATGCGCTGGCGACCCTGTATATCGCGTTCCGGTCGAGTGGCAGTACCGCGATCAATAGTTCGGCAGGCGACGACGAAGAAGTTCATCTCAACTTCTGGTACAGGCGGGATAGCTAGATGCTGAATCAGTTGAGATCCCGGAGCCATAGGCGGCGAACGATGGCTGGCGCACCCTACGGGCCTCTCATGGAAAATCTGGAATCCTGGTGGGAGCTAGAC